CATTCGCGCTTCTTCGTCTGCTAGTAGAAGTGCAACCACGGTTACGATTGTTTGCACAGCCGCAGTGACATTTGCCTCTGGCATGAGTGTTACGATTAGCGGTCTTAGTGGCACAGTGACTCCCAACGGCACCTTTACGGTTACTGGCATTGAGACAACGAACGTGGAGAATGACACGTTCACTTACAGCCTGAGCTCTGGCGCAGGTTCCGAGACTTACAGTGGCACCGCTACCGTGTCCCCCGTTGCCATTGCCGACATTTCTGACTTCAACCGTATCTGGAACGCCAATCCGTTTAGCACTAACGGATTTTGCGAGTATGAGTTCTTTGTTGATAGCGATGGGGCGACGGTCATCAACAATGCCACAGGCAACTCTGGCTTCTGGGTTGGTTACAAGAAGCAATGGCCCGGCCCCTATACGGCCATTTCCACGGACATTCCCTTGGAGTTCTTCTATTACGCCGCCCATGCCACCTATGCCGACTTCTTGCGTATGGATGGTCAGGTTGACAAAGCCATTGCTGAAGAGCAAATTGCCATGAACTATCTCATGCTAGAGTTAAGCAAAGCTCAAAATCAGCGCAATAACAATGCTTTGTTTCGCCGCATTTCTACCTACGTTTCAACACAATCCCGTCAATGAATAACTCCCTCGTTGTTAATCTCTATCCTACGCCAACTGGTGAAACGGACGAACGCCTTGCGGTTAGCACGGCGGTAGTTAGTCTCACGAATGCTTGGTCGTCTGCCAAAACCAAGTATGTCCTCATTGATATTCAGGGCGACGATGTGATGGTGACGTTTGATGGTAGCAATCCTAGCTCCACCAATGGCCATCTGTTTAAGAAGCTTTCTGCTCCGTTCTTCTGGAACAAGAACACGGCTATGGCAGCTAAGTTCATTCGTGCCAACGCTACGGATGCTTCGGTTCAGGCAACCCCTTTCACCGTCTAATTATGTCAAACTCACGCATAGTTAATGGCCCAATGCAGGTGCTTCCGGTTAGCGGAACATCCATGCGTACGCTTTCCGTTAGCGGAACAGCCTCCAATTTCATTGTCGCGGCTCTCAATCCCAACACTAGCCACATCTACTGGACGTTGGAAGGCGCTGACATTCGTCTCACTATTGATGGTTCCACCCCTACCACCACTGCTGGCCACATCTTCAAGGATGGTAATAGCGGCATCTGGAGCGCGGGCTGGGCTAAGAACGCCAAAGTCATTGCGGTTAGCGGTACTGGCATCTTCACGATTAGCGAACTCAACTACATTTAATCATGTCCGGCATTTTTGACCAAATCATCAACTATTCTCCCCCGCTGATTGTTAGCGGCACGGTCAATTACAAGGGTACATGGGACGCTTCCACAAATAACCCAACGCTGAATAGCTCCCCTGCGGCTTCGACCAAGGGCGACTATTACGTTGTCAGCACGGCTGGCACGCAGTTTGGCATTACGTTTGCCATTGGCGACTGGATTATTAGCAACGGTACAGCTTGGGAGAAGGTTGATTTGACGGACGCTGTTAGCAGCGTATTTGGTCGCACAGGAGCCGTTGTTGGAGTGAGCACGGACTATTCCGCTGTTGGCCTTACAAACACGGCTATTGGGGCTTCTAACCCATCTACAGGTGCTTTCACCACGGTTAGTGCTTCCACCCCAATTGCAGTGGCTTCTGGCGGCACGGGCGTTTCAACCTCAACTGGTACGACCAACGTGGTGTTGAGCAACTCGCCGACCATCGTCACTCCAGTCATCGCGCAAATCAACGACGCGAGCGGCAACGAGACGCTAAAACTGGCGTCGATTGCCAGCGCGGTAAACGAGATTTCGATTGAGAATGCCGCAACAGGAAACCCTGTGCATATTAGGGCAACAGGTGGCGATGTGTCTGTTGGATTGCACTTAGTCGCCAAAGGCGCGAGCGGATATGTTAACGTCACAGACGGTGTGGACGAAACCAAGCGGCTCATATTTAATGCTAGTGGCGGCACGACGAATACGCGCACGATGTTGTCGAGCACGCAGACCGTTGACCGCACGATCTCGCTGCCAGATGCGACGGGTACGTTGCTCTATGGTGGTGGCCCACTTGGAACGCCATCCAGCGGCACGGTGACGAACCTTACAGGCACGGCATCCATCAACATCAACGGCACGGTGGGCGCGACGACGGCTAGCACAGGCGCGTTTACGACGGTAAACATTTCCAACACAAACGTCGGTATTGCTAAATGGTCGGGCGGCGATGGCCTTTCTTTTGGAGGAACCAATGGTACGGCTTTCACAATAAATAACAGCGCAGGCTCCACTGGTGCTATGTCGCTAACCTCTACCGGATTGGCAGTCACAGGCGCGTTGTCGAGCACCACAGGAGCCACCTTTGCGACGAGCAGCGGGTCAGTGGGGATTGGGACGTCAAGTCCTAGAATACGTTTAGAAGCAGTGGGTACAGACTCCGCTGAATCTGGAACCTCTACACCGAATGGTGGAATAATGGTCAGCAATCCTACGGCTTCAAATAGTCAGGTTATGACTATGGGAGTCGTGAATGGAGCAAGCAATCATTCGTGGATTCAGTCTAGAAATAGCACATCGGCAAACTTTTATAGCTTGGTGTTAAATCCTAGTGGCGGCAACGTCGGCATTGGGACTGCGAGTCCGGGAGAGAAGCTGACCGTATATAGCGCAACGGATACCTATGCAACGGTTAGGTCTGCTTCGCAGGTGCTTGCTTTTAATGCGGGTACTGGCTTTATTGGAAGCGCGGCAACGTCGATTTATAATACGTCTGCTATCCCAATGATTTTTGGCACTAACAATGCCGAACGCGCCCGCATCGACAGCAGCGGTAATCTGCTGGTGGGGACGACGGGTGCAACTCCTAATGGGGTTGGAATTGCAGCGGGGGTTGTATCAATCAATGATGGGTCTCGCTGGGCATTTCATGGCGCAACAAATGCAACTTCGGAACGGACTATATTTGCTTTCTCAAATCCAAACGGACAAGTCGGTTCAATCAACACGAACGGTTCCGCGACAGCCTACAACACCTCCTCGGACGTCCACCTTAAGACTAATATACGCGACATATCCGACTCCGGTGCAATCATTGACGCACTCCAGCCACGACTGTTTGATTGGAAAACTGGTGGAAAAGACAGCTACGGTTTTATCGCGCAGGAAGCCCATGCGGTATTTCCGCAAGCGGTCAGCAAAGGTGACGATGAGTTTACCAATTCGCTCGAATACAAACAATGGGCAATGGATGCGGGCAAGTTCATGCCTTTGGTGATTGCAGAATTGAAAGCACTTCGTCAACGTGTCGCGGCCCTCGAAAAATCCAACTAAAACACATGAATACCGAACAACAAAAACCCACCATCGACATCAACGACATCGCTGCCGTCGTTCAGCTCATCGACGTTTGCTCCACTCGTGGCGCGTTTCGGGGTGAAGAACTCGCCACCGTCGGCGGCTTACGCACGAAGCTCACCGAGATCGTGAAAGCCAATCAACCTGCGCCTGAGGCTCCAAAAGCTGAGTAAAATGGCCGGAACCTCCGACACGAACTGGCGCAGCTACGTTGGCCCACAGGACAACGGCAAGGTCGTTACGTCTGAGGACTGGCAAGCTCCAAGTAACCCACGCGAGTGGGACGACTTGTTTAAATGTTCCAATGTGGAAAGCCTAACGGCTACTGGGCTGGTCATTCCTGCTAGCCGTGAGGATAGTATTGATTGTGTGCGCGGAAACGCCTATTCCTTCCAATCCTGCGTCATTCAAGGCTCAACAACGGTGAAGGGAGCCATTGACGGGCTTAAGCTCAAGAACTGCGTTATAAGCGGCACGGTGGAGCTAGGTCAATATGACAACTACTGGACTAAGGGCCGCGCCCCTACGCGCAATGTGTCCCTAATCAACTGTTGCTCGCCCGATGGGGAGTCGATTCGCGTGAAGTTGTGGGATGCTGAGATGCCTGTGGTGCAGAATACCAATGTAAAACTGGTCAAGATACCAAAGTGGGTTTGGTTGCCGTATTTCTTGTTCCGTCGTCTCACCAACCCTAAAGCCGTATAACCATGCTCGACCTTCTTACAAATGCCCTTGGTGGTGGTGCGCTCGGCGTCTTGCTTCGTATTGGCAATGGCTTCTTCGACAACTACAAGTCGGCCCAAGAGCACAAGCGTAAGCTAGAGGAGGCACGAGTCATGGCTGAGATTGCCAGCGACAAGGCGAAGTGGGATGCGTTCACGGCTAGTCAGCAAGCGGCCACGCCTCCCGACAACATCTCGCCGTGGGCTGCGAACACCATCACGCTTTTTCGTCCAGTCATCACGCTGCTCCTCCTCGTGCTCGTGACCATCGTTTTCTTTCGCGTCACGATTTCCGAGCAAGCCGACATGATTGATGAAATTCAGTTCTGCGCGTTCAACTGCATCGGGTGGTGGTTTGGTGATCGAATGACTCGCAAGAAATGAGCACCGAACCGAAAGACTTTGTTGAAGTTGCTCGGCTCTGGAAAGAAACCGGATGGCTCACGGCTGTCATCGGTGGCGCAGGAATGACCGCGCGTTTGCTGGCGAATCCAATCAAAGGCGACGTATGGGAATCAATTCGGCGCATCGTGATGGCCGCAATCGTAAGCAGCATCGCTTGGTTCGTCGTCGAACAAATCGAAGTAAGCTCATTCGTGAAGGCGATAACCTACGGCGTTGCGGGCGTCATCTCTCCTGAGATTATTGACGGGCTAACAACTCTGGCGAAACGGTATTCCAAGAATCCAAGCAAGCTCTTGAAGAAATGAACCCGAAGCTAATCACCGCTGCGCTAGCCGCAACCGTCGTTTGCTTTTCGGGCGTCGGGGTGGTTACGGTACAGAAGGTTTCGGGAAACATTGCGGAAAGCGACAGGGAGTTTGCCCTCACTAGCAATGTCCTTAGCCCACTTTTCGACATCTACGGCTTGGCTATTGTGGATGGTCAGGCTAAAGCGAGCAAAGGATTGATAGACGGTAAGGAGTTTTGCGCTTCGCTAACCAAGCTAGAAGCCGAAGCTGAACGGCTCATTGCCGAGTTTGGAGAGCCTAAAGAGCTGGTGGCCAAGCATAAGTTGGTTAAAGCCTATCTAAAGAAAGCGCGA